CCTCAACTGCATCGGCTACTACACCCACCAGGAGCCAAGCCCCCAGCTGGTGCTTCTGCCGACCCTGGAGCTGGCCGAGATCTGGAGCAAGGACCGCCTTGCCACCATGATCCGCGACTCCGACGTGCTGGCGAGCATTGTTGAGGATCCAAAGGCCAAAGACAGCTCCAACACCATGCTGCACAAGCGTTTTGTCGGCGGCCACATCTCGCTTGCCGGCGCCAACTCGCCAGCCTCGCTCTCGTCTCGGCCCATTCGCATCGTCTACGCCGACGAGGTCGACCGGATGCCAGACTCGGCAGGAGCAGAGGGAAACCCGCTCGATCTGGCGCGCAAAAGGTCGTCGACCTTCCATAACCGGAAGTTTATCGCGACCAGCTCGCCCTCGCGCGATCGCCGGACCTCCAAGATTCATCGCCTCTACGAGGCGTCCAAGCGGCATGTCTTTGAGATCCCCTGCCCCTCCTGCCGGGAGTTTATCGTGCTCGAGTGGGAGGGGGTTGTCTGGCCCGACGGCTGCCCCGAGAAGGCCCACTACCGCTGCCAGCAGTGTCGCGGAGCAATCTACGACGGTCATAAGCTCAAGGCGCTAAAAGGCGGCCGCTGGCGCTCCCTAGACCCAGACAAGAAGGACACCACCCTAGGCTTTCATGTCTCAGCTCTCTACTCGCCCTGGGTGTCCTTTGGCGAGACGGCCGCCGAGTACATCGCAGCGCAGCGCGACACCGAAAAGCTCAAGGTTTGGTACAACACCTTTCTTGGCGAACCCTACGAGGACGAGGTCGACTCGGTCGCCTCCAACTTTCTGGAGGCCAGAGCCGAGGCCTACGAGGCCGAGGTGCCGGCCGGCGTGAGGGTGCTTGTCCTTGGAGTCGACGTCCAAGACGACCGTCTTGAAGCCCAGGTCATCGGCTACGGAGAAGACTGGGAGGCTTGGGTCATCAGCTACCACGTCCTTTGGGGGGACGTGGCAACCGACGTGCCGTGGGCCGCGCTCGACGAGCTTCGGTCAAAAGAATTTCGCCACGAGTGGGGCTTTCCCGTCAGGGTCGTCTCGACAGCCGTCGACACGGGCGACAACACCAAGCTGGTCTACGACTACGTGCGCGGCAAGGCCGGCCAGAGGGTCTTTGCCGTCAAAGGTGTGCGAGGCACGGGCAGGCCGGTTGTCGGACCGCCCACACGCCGCAAGAGCCCCGAGGATGGGCGCGAGATGCTGCTCTATCCGCTTGGCGTCGACGAGGGCAAAACGCTGCTCTATCAGCGTCTGAAAATCACAGAGCCAGGCCCCGGCTACATACATCTAGCCCGCTCGCTTCCCGGCGACTACTTCAAGCAACTCACAGCCGAGCGAGTGAAGATCCACTACCACAACGGCCACCCCATCAAAATCTGGGAGCTGCCGCGTCACCGGCGAAACGAAGCCCTCGACACGGCCGTCTACGGGCACGCGGCAGCCGTCATCCTAAACCCGCTTTTTCGCCAGATCACAGCCAAGATGCAGCGGCTTAGAGACGGGCGCGACACTGGCGCGAGCGCAGCACCGCCTCGCAGGCAGCGCGACGCCGGCGGCTACATCAATTCTTGGAGAAATTGACCCCCCCATGGAAGAACTCAAGGAAGAGCTCGAGAGGGCAAAAGCCATCTACCGGGCCATCGACCAGGCCGTCAAAGGGCGGGTCGACACCGACGTTAGCTCGTTTGAGATTCAGACCAATCTCGGCAAGCGGCGGCTCGACAAGATTCCGCTCCCGGAGCTTCTAAAAACTCGCGACTACTACCAAAAAGAGATCACCCGGCTGGAGGCAAAGCTCAGGCGCGGCCAGATGCCCGCGGCCCGGCAAGTACTCGTGAGGTTTTAAAGAGCGTGAACTGGTTTACGAGATTTTTCTTTGGCCGCAACGTCAAGGAAAGGACGGCAAGAAGAGGCTTTGACGGCGCCAAGACCTCGCGCCTTCAGTCGGGCTGGGGCTCAGACGCCCCCTACGACCGAGACATTCTCGCCTCCCTTGCACTGCTTCGGGCGCGCTCGAGAGACCTGGCGCAAAACAACGACTACGTGAAGCGCTTTCTGGCCCTCATCAACACGCATGTTGTCGGCCCAAAGGGCATTCAGCTCAGGTGCGCCTTCAAGGTGCAAGGCGAAATCGACCAGCAGGTGAACGACGAGATCGAAGAGCAGTTTCGCCGTTGGGGCAAGAAGGGCACTTGCGACGTTACCGGAAGGCTTTCCTGGCGGGATGTTCAGCGGCTCATGCTCCAAGGGGTGGCGCGCGACGGCGAGGCTCTGGTGCGCTTTGTCTACGGCGAGCGCTACCCTTTCGGCATGGCGCTCCAGGTGATCGACCCAGCCCTTCTCGACGAGACGCTCTCTGACAGCAAGGGGGCGCGAGTCATCTCGATGGGAGTGGAGCTTTCCGAGTGGGGAAAGCCGACTGCCTACTACTTCAAGACAAGCGACCGCGAAAAGGGCGAGGCCATTGCCGGCAGGCATTATCGCCGCATTCCAGCCGACGAGATCCTCCACGTCTTCATGCAGGACATGCCGCAACAAACCCGCGGCGTGCCGTGGATTCACACGGCCATGAGTCGCCTCAAGATGCTTGGCGGCTACGAAGAGTCCGAGATGGTCGCAGCCCGCGTGGCAAGCTCCAAGATGGGCTTTTTCAAGCAGACTGGCGGCTCAACCTATGCCGGAGAGGACCTCAAGCCTGACGAGGATGGCAACGTCATCACAAAAGCCGAGCCAGGTAGCTTTGAACTCTTGCCAGAAGGGGTCGAGTTTCAGCCCTGGGACCCCGAACACCCGGCCGGAAACTTCGCTCCCTTTGTGAAGGCATGCTTGCGCGGCATCTCGGCAGGCCTTGGCATCTCCTACAACTCGCTAGCCAACGACGTCGAGAGCGTCAGCTACTCGTCGCTTCGCTCAAGCCTGCTCGAGGAGAGGGACCACTACGTCTGCCTGCAAAACTGGCTGGTCGAAAACCTCTGCGAGGAGGTCTATCGCAAGTGGTTGACAGGAGCGGTGCTTTCCAAGAGATTTACAAAAATCACAACCATCAACATGGACCGTTTTGACTCCCCGCAGTTTGTCGCCAGGCGCTGGGCATGGGTCGATCCGCTCAAGGACACCAAAGCCAACATCCTTGCTCTGCAAGCCGGCCTCAAGTCACGCACTGAGATCATCTCCGAGCAGGGCCGGTCTGTTGAGGACGTCTTTTCAGAAATCGTTGCCGAAAAGGCCAAGGCCGAGAAATTTGGCCTGAGTTTTGGAGAGGACAGTGAAGAAGATACCGGAGCAGAAGATCCGGCAGAGGCTACTGAGTCAAGCGAGCAGTATCTCTCATAAGCACGCGCCCTCGGGCGAGATCAACGAAGAAGCCAGAACAGTCGTCCTCACGTTTTCGTCCGAGGCGCCGGTTGACCGCTGGTTTGGCAAAGAGGTCCTCGATCACGGCGCAGCTGCCGTGCGCCTGGCGCGTATCAATCGCGGCGGGGCCTTTCTCTTAAATCACGACCGAAACCAGCAGATCGGGGTCGTGCTCGAGGCCACCGTCGAAGGCCGCAGAGGCAAGGCGCTGGTAAAGTTTTCTCGCAATAAGCTCGGCGAGGAGGCCTTCCAGGACGTCAAAGACGGCATCCGCGGCAACGTCTCTGTCTCCTACCGCTACCACGAGCTCAAGCTCGAGGAGCAAAGCTCAGACGGCCCCGACACCTACCGCGTGACCGACTGGGAGCCCCTTGAGATCTCGCTTGAGGCCGTGCCGGCAGACCCATCAGTCGGAGTCGGCAGGGGAAGTCACTTTGACGACATCAATCTTATGGCCGGCGGTTTCGAAGAAGAAGCCGCTCTGCCCACCAGGGAGGAAGTTGTGCCGCTGCCAGTCGAAAAGACCGCCGAGGATGAGCGCAAGAGAGCGCTCGAGGTCATCTCGCTCGGCGATAGATTTGGAAAGCCCGAGATGGCCCGAGCCGCCCTGACGGATGGCCTTTCGGTCGACGAGTTCTCGAGAAAACTTCTCGTCTCGATGGAGTCGCGCCCCGAGCTGCCGCCGGCGTCCTCGCGCGAGTCCCTCGGTCTTGGGCGCGATGAGGTCAAGAAATTTTCCTTTCTAAGAGCCATGCGCGCTGCCCTCAACAACGACTGGCGGGGGGCCGAGTTTGAGCGCGAGGTGTCAGAGGCCGCAGCCGCGAAGTTCAAGCGCCAGACCTCTGGCTTTCTCGTGCCGTCTGACGTCATTTTTGCCTCGCGTGCCGAGACGACCACCGCCGGGGCTTCGGCCGGCTCGCTGGTTGCCACCAATATCCCGCAGGGGAGCTTTATTGAGGCCTTGCGCGCCAAGCTGGTCATCCGCCAGCTCGGCGCCAAGATTCTCTCAGGTCTCGACGGCAACGTGACCTTGCCGAGGATGGCAGGCGGCGCCAAGGCCTTCTTGGTGGCCGAAACCAAAGACGTCGAGGAGCAGCCCTTTACGACCGACCAGGTGCCGCTCTCGCCAAAATCCGTGGGTGCGTTTACCGATATCTCGCGGCGGCTCATTCTCCAAAGCTCAATCGATGTCGAGGAGGTGATCCGCGAGGACCTCGCCTCGGCCGTGGCCATGGGCATCGACCTGGCAGCCATTGCCGGCAGTGGCAGGGACAACCAGCCTAGGGGGCTTCTTTTTACCGATGGGGTGTCGGCTCTTAACCTCGACGCCAGTCTCGACTTTACGGCGGTTGTCGCGCTCGAAACGGCGATCGCCAAGGCCAACGCCAACTTCGGCTCGCTCGCCTATCTCACAAATCCAAGGGTTTCCGGGCTTCTCAAGACGACGCTCGTAAACGCCAACTCGAGTGTCTTCATCTGGGGTAGCGGTTCCAACGGCCGCGGAACCGTCAACGGTTACCCGGCCGAGGTGTCGACCATTGTCCCCGACAACCTCGGTGGCGGCGGCAAGAGTGCTGTGATCTTTGGCAACTGGGCAGATCTGGTGATCGGCGAGTGGGGCATCCTAGACGTCCAGGTGAACCCCTATCTCAAAGGCACCTCCGGCACGGTGAGGGTTCGCGTCCTTCAGGACGTCGACATCGCCGTGCGTCACCCCCAGTCCTTTAGCTTTTACGACTCGGTGCCAACACCGAGCGCTCCTGCGTCGACGCCGACGCCGACGCCCACGCCGCGCGGCCGCAGCAGCAGGGGGGGAGAGAGCTGACCCATGTCTGACCCCTTTCGAGTGGGCGACCTTACCTTTTTTTTTAAAGGGACCGACCTCGTCCACAAGGGACTCTTTGAAACTGGGAAGCTTGCCGGCAAGAGTGTGGCCGGCGTCTTTGACGTCAAATTCTTTGACCAGGATCTCGGCTCGATGCGCGTTTCGGCAGAAAACAGCCAGTTTCTTGGCCTGACAGACGATCTCTCGGGGGCCGCAGCCGGCGACGTCGTCGAGGTCCAAAGAAGGCGCTACCGAGTGGCAGCCTGCCACGACGACCTGACCGGGATGACGCTGCTTGATCTTGCAGAAGAGATCGAAACGCAAGTGAGCGAGGACTTCTCGTGACAGGCCTCGAAAAGGAAATCGAAAGCCTCACAGAGGCTCTCTCGATGTCGGAAAAGACCATCGAGAAGGCTGTCGCACGGGCTCTTCAGCGAACTACCCGGACTTTTGCCGCTCTCCTTGCCAAAGAGACGGCAGACGGCGCAAGGGTGCCAGTAAGGCCAGTCAGACAGAGGATCAAGACGAGAGGCCGCGGGCTCTTGGCGTCGCTCTCGATGATTACCCATGATTTGCCCTTGATCCTGGCTGGCGCCCGGCAAGGGGCAAGAGGCACTGCGACAAGGCAGGGACATTTTGTGGGGGGAGCTTTTATCGCTCGCGGCAGGCTTGGGCGGCTTGAAAGGAAAGTCTACCGACGGCTAGCAAAAGCGCGCCATCCGCTTATTGCCGAGAAGGTGGCGCTACACGAGGCCGCCAGCTCGGCAACCCGCGAGATCGACCTCAGGGAGGTCTTTCTAAAAAACCTCCTGCACGAGGTCCGCTACCGCGGAGGCCTTCTCGGGTAGAGACGTATGTTTGGCGAGATCTATACCAAGGTCGCAGATGAGCTTAGGCGGGTCTTTCCCAAGATTCCCGTCTACGACGTCTATCCCGAGACCAAAAAGATCGAGAAGGTGCCGGCCATCTTCTTTGAGATGACAGACTTTGAGCCAGACGGCGACCCCATGACAGGCGAGATGGACTTTGAGACGCGCTGGGAGGCTCTGGCCGTCTTGCCGCCTGCTCGCGGCCGTCAGCAGCTCTCAGCCCGCGACGTCGCAGCCAGGATCGCCCTTGCTATCCATAACCAGACGTTTGTCGACTACGCGCGCCAGGCGCGGGTGCTTCGCTGCAGCGACGCCCGCTTTGATTTGGTGGTTGCCGGCTACGAGGTCTGGACGTGCGAGTGGGCGCAGCTGGTGCGTCTTGGCTCCAACGACTGGGACAGTCTGGCCATGTATCCAGAGGCAGCGGAGGTGCCGCCGTGACCAAAAGAAAGCACGTCGTGCTCGATTTCACCGAGGAGGCCACCAGGCTCGGCTACCTGCCGTTTACCGCCTTTGATCCCTTCTCCAAGATGGCCTTTGACGGCTACGTCGGCGAGTGGGCCTGGCCGCTGCTTGAAAAAAAGCTCAAAGAGCCTGGCAAAGCCTCCCCCCTTTGGACCGTCCAGTTTTGCTCGGCCATCCTCAAGCTTGGTCTTGACGTCTGCAGCAGCCAAGACGACCTCTACGAGTTTGTCACCAAAAGCGAGGCATTCAAGGCCGCAGCCAAAGCTCGAAGGAGCTGGCAGTTTTGGACCTGGAGGCATTTTGACAAGCTCAAGGCCAAGCTTTTGGACCTGCCGCCTGAGATTCGCGAGAGGTCGCTCAAGAAATGCTCCGACTTCGAGCACGGCTTTCGCGGAAAGCACAAAATTCCAAAGCCCAAAAAGGCTCCGCCGCAGCCCAAGGAAAAGCCCGCCAAGCCAGCGCCCAAGCCGGCAGCGAAACCGGCGCCAAAGCCAGCGCCTCCCCCGCCAAAGCCGCGTCAGGGGGCTAGCAGAGCGCCGGTTGTCGTCGTGCGAAGAAGCACAGCACCCGCTCCCGTCATCGTGCGCAAGACAAGGCTCACGGAGGACAAGCGGTGAAGGCGTTTGAGGCAGCTGAGATGCGGCGCCAGCTTGCAAGCCTTGTGAGCTTTGGCGTCGTCACGGCCACCCAGGACTTTGGAGCGAGGGCACGGGTTAGGATCGAAGGCGGCATGGAGACCCCGCCGCTTTCGACCTTGAAAAGACGCGGGCGAGGCGACAGGGAGAACTGGCCGCTCGAGGTCGGCGAGCAGGTCCTTTGTCTCTTTCCGTCTGGCTCGCTTGCTCAGGGGGTCATCCTCGGGGCTGTCATGACAAAAGACAGCTTGCCGAAGGAAGAGGGCCACCGCGTGAGCTACAGCGACGGCGCCAGCGTGTCCTACGACAAGGCGGCCAAAGCCATGCGGATTGTCTTGCCAGACGGCGCCAAGCTGGAGGTCCACGGCGGGGCAGAGGTGACGATCAGGGCTCAGACGGTGGTCGTTGAGGCCGACAGTGTCGCTCTGGGCGGCGCCGATGCGAGTGCCGGGGTTGTGACAACACAAGCCGTCTGCGCTTTTACCGGCGCGCCGCATCCTCAGGGCTCAGCCCGCTGCAAGGCCAAGCATGCTTAACGAAGCCGAAGCCAAAGAGAGGATACTCGCCAAGATGAAAGACCTTGGCTTCAAGCTTGAC